CTAGCTAATTTGTCGTAAAGAGCTTTTGAAATTTGTTCTTCTTGTGGTTGCCCACCGTCTTCTCCGTCTACATGTGTTGGGTTTGGCGTAGGATCATTAGATGCAGGGTTACCTGCAACCGGTGCTCCTCCGCCTTCTCCACCTTCGGGAGCAAAACAAAATCTTAATAAATCCTTATTCATAAAAATCCTCCTTGCGTTTTTAAAACTTCTCTGTTTATGCTTGTGCGTTTTTTATGGCTTGTGTTCTCTCACAATTTGCGTTTTATTGCCTTCTCTGGCATAAAAAAAAGACACTTTAGTTAGTGTCTTCTTCTTTAGGTTTATCGTTTGTATCTTCTTTTATATCCGTTATATCGTTACCTTGTTTTTGTTTTTGAACAAGTTCGATACTCTTTTGTTGTGCTTTTTCAACTTCCGCTTCCCAACTATGTGCAACTTCGTGAGGGTCTCCAACAAGTCCCACAATGTTTAAAGCTGTTTCTTTTGGAACGTTCATTTGAACAAGTTGAGTTAAAGCTTGAACTTTTACGAGAAGATTATCGTTTTTAGTTCTACTGAAATTGATTTCTATATCGCTTGAGTAAATGTCATTTATTTCGCATTGCGGATGTTTCAAGCAAATGTTGATAACTATTTCAAGCATTTCCCTTTCCGCATCTTTGAGAAGGATCTCGTCCTGTTTAGCGACAATGTCAGCTCTTGCCCATCCTCCACCTAACAGTCTTGCTTCTCCTGTATCTCCACCGCTTGTTGTTTGAGTATTAGCTTGTGGAACACCTACTAAAGCGTAAGCAACTTTAACCAATGCTTCGTATTTTGTATTTACATCCGCATTGTTAAGTAAGTTGGTTAAATATTTTGCATCCGCAGGTCTACTAGGGTCAATCGTTGTTAAAGACATTGCTCCTAGTTGCTCTACATTTTCTTTTGATTTTTTATCAATCTTTTGGTTGTAAACAACTAAAAGAGAGTTTACAAAGTCGGCAACATTATCAACACTATTTGAAGAAATAACATTGATTGCATCACATAATGTTTCAACTCTTTCGATAATTCCAATTCTTGCCTTGTTAATCTTGTATTCTACAAAAGGACAAACACCAATATAATGTCTTGTTTTTCTAATGAAGTAGCCCGAATTAAAAATAAATCCTGAACCGTTACCTCCCATATAGAATTCATAAACATATTGATGATCATATATCATAAGTTGATAGATAACATTGTTTGGGTCGGTTGAGTCAATCGTTGTGATAATACCGCCAAATAATTTTTCTTTTGTAAAATCACTTGAATAAACAATAAATGAAGTACAATAATCTAAATTGTAAATATCGAATGGAGCATTTCTCTTGATGTCATACGACGAACCGTAAGGCTTGGGTAAAATAATACGATTACCAGCACCCGCAACATAAACGTCTTGAGCAATATCAACATTCTTTGTTGCTTTCTTTTGGTCCTTCATATATCTATTGATGATTGAAATATCGTCAGTACACAACGTATCGTCAGCACATGAATATTTAACATCATCACCGTACATGTAGCCTTTTTTAAACTCAACCATTGAAAAAGGATGTCCTTCTTCAATAATTGAGTTCATTTTATTTTTCTCTCCGTAGTATCTTTCCTTTGTCCAAATATTGGAGTCTCCTCGATACACTCTATCAAGATGCATATAATCGGCAACGTTAATAGAATGCAATCTTAAAATATAAGGCAAATATTCGTGAATGACATTTTCGTTAAGAGAATATTTTGAAACAGGTATTCTAATGACCTGTCTTCCAAAACGATATGTCCTTTTTTTAAAGATGGGACTTTTTTTATCTTCTTGTTGCAAAACGTTTGACATATTTACCTCCTTTTCTATATGAATGAGCGGTCAAAACTTCCAATAGTTGGAAATTCTAATCGATTGTTTATAAATTCCATGCATAAAAGAACAACACTATCTATCGCATCATCAAACTTGTTTGGATAGTTGAAAGAATATGAAGTGATTGACTCCATAGCTTCTCCCATTTGAGTGATGGGACTGAATAAGTTCTGTGCAGGGTAAACAATACTGTTTCTAACTGTTGATTGATAATCCTTGATTCTTTGCTCTTTGTTTTGCGTAGAATATTTTTCTACGATATTGCAACCGTAATATCCTTTTTTGTGCAACCTTTCCTCTAAAACGGTTTTAAGAGAAGTATCCGTGTTGTTTTCGACAACAAGTTGGTTTAGTTGATGTTTGATAATCATATCCACGATTGGGTCGTATAAATCATCCATACCCTTCTTTTGATATAAGAAATCAACTAAATAAAAGATGTCGTCTAAAGAGTCCTCTCTTGGATAACCGTAGACAATAGGCATTGAAACGTAGTTCTTACCTCGTCTTGCAGGATCAAGAGCACCGTATCTAATATCCGAACGCTTTGTAACCTTCTCGTTATACGTTTGCAATACTGAATAGTTGAACTCCAACCCGTCAGGAGCAATTGGATCTTGCATATAAACCGCTTGCCATAGATATTTAGACATGAACTTTCGCTTGTTCTTCAATGACTCGGAAGAAAAACGTTTAGGACACGTTGAGTTGTCGTATTTGTCTAGAGCAGGTATTCCGATAAACACGCTCTTTCTATCTTGTGTCAACTCGGTAAATCTATGTTTAGGGTCAGCAATCAATGACTCTGCACCGCTTGTAGCTCGGTCGTACATAACGTTAAGTAAATCCGTATTTGCCCACATAGTTCCTAACAACAATGTTTTTTGGTTGTCGTCGTCAGCACGTGAAGACCAGTCTGAATCGTATCTATCGACAAGTTGCTTGTGTAAGGTTACGTTTGTACTTTCTGTTTCCCCTTTTAGCAAGTCGTCGATAACAACAAGCTTCGCACGTTTCCCAGTTGCTTGACCTTCACGAGTAACAGCGAAAAGATTAAATTCATCTTCGCAATCGCATAAGCAAAACGAATGGTTGTCGTCCTTTTTAAAAACATATTTGCCTTTGTATAAAAGGTCGGGATTTGCATATCTTGGAAAAATTTCCTTGTATGCTTGTGATTTCATAATTGCTTTCGTTTGTGCTGTTGTAATCTTTACCAAGTCATCCGAGAATGTAATTCGTAGTGCGCTTAAGTTAGGATTGTTTCCAAAAGCATTTGCTAAAAGCAAGTTACCCATATATGACTTACCAAGCCCGGGCATACACGATACACGCATTAAATTTAACGTATCGCTAATAATGAATTGGTCAGCATAATAAAAAACGGGCTCGACCGTTTCCATTGTCTTGTCCCAAATTTTCTTTTTCTTGTAGCTTTCTATGTACAAGGCAAAGTTCTTTAGGATTCGTCTTGAAGATAAAGCAAAGAATTTTTTTCTAATTGCAAAGAGTTCGTTAGCAACTTTTAAGCTCGTTGTACCGATTATCCCTTTGTCAAGCTTTGGAAGAACTTCTTCGTCTATCAATTGACATATTCGATATTGATGCGTTAGCAAATTCATTTCTTCGCAGTATTCGTAGTGCTGTATCATTGCATCGTATAGATTTTTGGCAATCTTAAGCATTTGAATTGAAGTAGAAGCGCCTGTATTTCTTAAAGCAATCTTGTAATCGTTGATTACTCTTGACATATTTTCAGACATAGCAGTATCTAACCTCTAAAAAATTGGTTCGTCGCTTTCTTCTTGATTTCTAACTTCATAATCACTTTGGAAAGGCGATTTTTCTTTGATTGTGCATCCAATAGTCGTAAGCTTGTTTTTGTTTTGGATATACAAAATCTTGTCGACAGTAACACAATCCCCTGCTCTTAAATCTATCTCGCAACCAAATATCTGTAGATAAACAAATCCGTAGATCGGTCTCCTTAATTGTGAGAAATTGACGTCGTGAACTTGGAATTGTTGGAACTCTCCAAATTTAGGTCTTATCCCAACTGCTTTCTCTTGATATTTCTCGGGTTGATTTTTGTAATCTTTGTAGGGTTTTAAAGCCCATGGTCTGCCGTCTAAATGTAGCATTTTCTCAACCTCCTTGTTTTTTGTATAAATAAAAAAAGCTAGGAAATAAAAAGACATAAACTTTTTAAATCCTAGCTTGTAAATAATGGTATAAGGGGTGGAAGATGAAGGACTCGAACCTCCGCAACCGCTAATTGGCGATATGCTTCCGATTATCTTCCGTGTTGATTAGTTTGAAAAGACAACAAACATCCACTAATCGTATGTTTCTTGACTGTATTATGAATACTACGCTTTTTGTACAATTTATAGTTTTCAAGAAGGAAATTATAACAAATGAAACCAGTCGAATTCATATGGAAATGTTAATACAGCCACTTTAAGGTCATGATATAATTCTTTATTAGGTTTTTAACTTTTTCTAGATTTTTTTAACTTTTTGAGCTTGACAACCACGTTCTGTGTTTTTGACATCAAATTCTACTTGATCTCCTGCACTTAAAGTTTTATATCCTTCACCCTCAATTTGAGTGTAATGTACAAAGATGTCGTTTCCTTCACCTTCAGGGACAATAAAACCAAACCCTTTTGTATTGTCAAAGTTTTTAACAGTTCCTCGCATTGAATTTTCCTCCCATCTTTAAAATTTTATTTTGGTAATGTGAATAGATTTTGGCGCACATTGCAGGATTTGAACCTGCGCTAGATTTAACATCTACTAACTGTTTAGCAAACAGTCCCCTTAAACCTCTTGGGTAAATGTGCAAATTAGGGAACGTTTTGTTCCCTTAGTTGTTTTACGTCAACTATCTTCCTTTTTTTGAAATGTTATGCATGTAAAGTATTTAGCGACACTAATTCAGCTATTTTCACCACCACCATTGCTGTGTTTAGTGTTCAATCTTCTGATCATTGTACTCGGTGCTTTTACAAGCTTTAGGCTTGATGGACTTATGATTTAATAAGAAGCTAAAGAATGGCTTTGCAAATTTGTAAATAAAAAAGCACCCACAACGGGCGCTAAAGAAGGGAGAAACCCCTTTTGAGTGCTATTTCACTTACATACATGAGTTTACGCTCGATTTGTCAAGTTGTCAAGACAACCTAGCAAAAATAAAAATATATAATTTATACTGTGTTTTTAAAAATAAAAAGCTCTATGATTTGAAAATTTTTTGTGTGTAGGATGGTGGAGTAACTAACCCCCGTACCGATCTCGTCAAAATAGGGAGGGGTGGGCTATGCAAAAAAAGTATAGTGTTTTATAGCTCTAAAGTGTCAACTAAAACGAACGTTTTTATTTACATTGTCATTTTTAGCTCCTCGATAGCCCTATGTTGTACTATTAACGCATGATATTATATACACATTATGCTATTCTATATAGCTTTTCATCTGTCCTTATACTTCTTCTTGGTGCTCTTCTTTTCTCTCTGTTCCCCTTAGGTTATATTACTTTTATTATTAAAGTATTAATATAAGAAAAGCATTTAATACCCCCTATTAATATATATACCCCTATAAAAACAATAACCTTATACTTAATACATACTTATATATTAAGTATTAGTATTAATAATTAAGTATTAGTATTAAGTATTATAGTAGTATTAAATATAAAGGTTATAATATAGATAGTTACTTAAATATATAAAAGTGAGGGAAAGAAAAAAGAACAGCGATACACCCACCCCACGGGAATATACAAGAGAACTAAAAGCAAAGGCTTTTCGATTGTTTCTTATTGTTCCTACATTCGTTGGATCAAGCGCATCAAGAACAAATATACAAATCCTTGCCCTGCTCCTTGCTGTATGGCTATACACCTGCATCCCCTAGCCCTGCTATATGTCCTCATACGCTCTTATATTCGCTCATACGAGGCTTTTATATGCTTCATGGTTAATTATGTCTATATACGTAAATAGCATAACATATACTTAAATAGCTTCTATTTTTGATTATAAACACGTTTTATATATTCTAGGTTAATTATTCCAGTTATAGCAAAACTCTTTTATACGGGCTTATATTCGCATTTCTTCAATATTAGGCACTTATATATTAATACGTATTATGTATTTAAGTATTAAAGTATTAAGAATAATAAACGGGTATTAAATATCTATAAACAAAAAACTAGGCTCTTTATATTTGAACCTAGTTTATTATTATCTATTCAAGTTAATTCTATTTATACATACCTGCTAAGCTCATGAATAAACACCACATAGCTCTAATAGGTAATACAACGATATAAAAGAAAATTTTAAATAATGTCCACATAATCCTTAAATCCTCATTCTTTCTATTTTTTTGAAAAGCTCATTTTCTTTTTCTTCTTTCTTAAACGAATTATAACATTCTTTTTTGATATTATATAGCCCAATCAATGCAAATTTAGAAAAAAGAATAACTACAAGTAAAACTAACGACACATTATTATTCATTTTTTGCCCTCTTCTTCCGTTTCTCTATTTTTCAAACCAATAGCGATATAATTGCCCGTTATATTCGACTTGGTAGAAGCCTTCTTTTTCATCTTCACTTGATACTATTTGATTTTCTATTGCATCCCTAGCCCCAAGGCTAGCCCCTGCAAGGAATGACCCCGCAAGAGCTAAAACAACTAAAACCGCTAAAAATACTTTTTTCATATCTCCATTCCTCCTATTATCTATTAGCCCAATAACCAACGGTTATTATCTTGTCACTATATCGCTTATAATATGTTTTAAGCCTTTTGATAAATGCGTTGTTTAATTCTTCAAGGCATCTAATAAATTCGTTATTTTCTTGTTCATCTAAAAAATAAAGATCATCCATTTTATCAAAATCATAATAAAGTCTATAGCTTTTGTGGTTAGGTTCGTCGGGGAAAGTTTGTTTTTTAGATACCCCGATAGTGTGGAGCAAATTTCCAACACAAAAACCATTTTTTTGATAGTTTTCATTTTCTTTCTTCCATTTTTCAAAACGATCACAACCGCTCATAAATAAATTATATTCAATAAACGAATTAAGCGCCGTTGATGGTGCGGGTGTTTCGTCGTTGTAGTATAATTCCCTTTTGATGCTTGGCTTATCAATTTCAATAAAATCGTCGTTATTAAGTACGATAATGTCATAGTTATTAACATACTCTTTCACGCTATAAAAATGATGCCCTTTCATTTGATTTTTAAAAAATTCTGTTTTTTCTACTTTGTTCAATAATCTAGCCATTTTTTTCTCCTCCTAATAAAATTATTAAATTATTCAACCGCTTCTAGTTCTTCCATGTCGCTATAAATAACAGCGCCTTTAAGCAATTCATCAAATATAAGCCCTATAATTTTCTTTTCATAAAGCTCTCTGTTTTCTTCTTTAAAACCTTCTAAAGTCCCGAATACTTCGAAACATATCTTTCGTATTCCTTCGATACCTAGAAAAATATCACTAGTATTTAAAATACCTGGCAAACTTTGCGCCCAATCATAGAAATTATATTTATTAACTTCTCCCGGATTTGCTTTAGCTCCTAATTTTTCACGCATGAACATATCCATTACATAGCTACAAATAGCGTAATAATTTTCTTTGCTTTTTGTTGGAGCTTCTTCTTCTAATTCTGTTTCTTCCACTTCATAATTTTCTAAAATCCATTTTTTAATTGTTAACATATTTGTATCCTCCTTTTGGCTTGTCGCCTGTTCCTCTTGACACCCATATAGTATACCCACGCCATTTACTTTGCAATACTTTTTTGTAAATTTCTTAAATGTACTGATAAATATTAAATTATCACTTTTATTCATTTTCTATTGACTTTATAAAATGACCGTGTTATATATAAAGAGAACAAAGAATTAACTCTAAAGAGGTGTGTATGGGGGTATGTCTAGGTACGCATCTGTTTTAGGGGGCGAGGGGTTGAAAAAAATGTTAAAGAATAAAATTCAGTTTTTGCTAGGCTATAAGAATGTCAGACAAAATTCATTGCAAGATGTTTTAGGAATGTCTTCTAAACAAGCGTTGAGCAATAAAATAAGAAGTGGGTTTATAACCGCTGATGAATTGATTAAGATTTGTGATTATCTTGATCTAGAAATTGTTATTAGAGACAAAGGCAAGAATAAAGATGTCATTAAATTGGATACTGATGATATAACAGATGTCGATTAATCACATCACATTCAACACATATCACAAGATTAGATATAAAGGCTCGTAGAGAAGTGTTTTAAGCAAGGTTAAGACTTATTCAAAAATATTATAAACAGCGCTTCACAAAGAAATAGGAGCGTTCTCGATATATGACGGTAAATATCGAAACTAAACAAATTCATTCAAGGAGGAATATATAATGAATTACGCATACATGAGAATTAGTACAAACAAACAACATACAGATAGACAAGAGTACATTTTGAAAGATTATTTTGAAAAGAATAACATTCATATTGACGGATGGTTTATTGATGTCATTACTGGTAAGACTTTTGATAGACCCGAATTTTCAAAATTAAAAGACACTGTCAAAAGTGGAGAAGATACCGTGTACTTTACCGAAGTTGATAGATTAGGTCGTGATTGGGACGGAATTAAAAGAGAATACAAATGGTTTGAAGATAACGTTGTTAATGTCATTATTTTAGAAGTCCCTGCTCTATCTATGTCAATCTACAAAGAAGACGGAACAGTTGACTTAAATATCAAGTTAATTAAATCAATCGTTTTAGATACTTATTGCTTTGCATCTCAAAATGAAAGAGAAAAACTTTCACGAAGAACAAAGGATGCACTTCAAGCTAAAAAAGAGCAAGGTGTCAAACTTGGTAGACCTGCAACAAAAAAAGCGCAAGAAGTTATTGATCTAATTGTTAAAATGGCAAAGGAAGGCTATTCAACGAGAGAAATTCAATTCAAAACAGGTAAATCTAGACAATATGTCTGCAAGATCAAGAAGCAATATGCATAAGAAAAGGACTCCTAAAATTAAGGAGTCCCCTTTTTTTGTGAAATTAGTAGTTGACTTTTGTTTGTACAATATTGTAATATTTGTTTGTACAAAATTATTTGAAAGGAGTTGAAGCTATGAGTCCACGTACTGGGCGACCTACAGAAGAACCTAAAAATATAAGAGTTGGAGTTAGATTAACTCAAAAAGAAAAAGAAATGTTAGATGTATGTGAAGAAAAATTAAACATGTCTAAAACACAAATTATATCTTTAGGTATTCAAAAGGTTTTTGAAAGTATAAAAAAATAGCTAGTTGCAAAATTTGGTCATGGAGCAACTAACTATTACCATATGGGCAAAGTTATTGTACTACACTTTGCCTCTAAATTCAATTTAAAAAAAGAGGTATGATGTTATATAAAAAATACCCCTTGACTTTATGGCAACCAATAAATATAATTAATTTGTGGTTACCGAAAAGGAAGGAGTTGAAATCATGAGTCCACGAACTGGACGACCTAAAATTGAAAACCCTAAAAAACACGATATTAAAATTAGGATTGATGATATTACCTATGAAGAACTAATGAAATATTGTGATGAACATAACATAACAAAAACCGAAGCTACACGTTTAGGGTTAGAAAAATTGTTAGGATTGGAAAAATAAAAATAGTGAGCCACTCGCCAAAGTTAATCTCACTATTACCCACATCTAGGCACTTGTATTATAACATCAAGTGCCTCTAATTTCAAATTTTAAAGAGAAAGAGGTAAATAAAAATGGCACGAGTTAATGTAGAAAAAACAATCAAGAAAATATCAGGTAAAATAAATCCGTTTTATGATCTATACACAGACCAAATGTATGAGATAAACAATATGTCTAATGACAGAGGAGAATTAATCGGTAACGCATTTATACTAGGTTATATGCAAGGTGTTAAGGCACAAAAGAAAGGTCGTGCTTTCAAATGAGCAACCAATTAATAAACATATCGCCCGTTGAAACTATCGACAGTAGAGAAGTAGCTGAAATGGTTGGTATTCAACACAAAGATTTATTAAAAAAGATAAGAAATTATCAACAAATTTTAGAAAGCGCAAAATTGCGCTCTCAAGATTTCTTTGTTCCAAGCAGTTATAAGGTTGAAAATAATAATAAAACGTATGATTGCTACCTACTAACCAAGAAAGGTTGCGAAATGGTAGCAAATAAATTAACAGGTGAAAAAGGTGTAATCTTTACCGCTAAATATGTTAATCGTTTTGAAGAAATGGAAAATCATATCAAACAACAAACACCCACACTCCCTAGTAACTATCTTGAAGCACTTGAAAAATTAGTTGATGAAGTTAAGATGAATGAACAACTAGTTTTAGAAAATAGGCAATTAAGATTTAAGCTTGAAGGTAAAGAAGTTAAACAAGTTGAAGATGAAAGATTGTACACCGTTGATGAAATAGCAAGAGCACATCATATGACCGCTAGAGAGTTGAATAAATTCCTAAATGTTACGGGTGTTCAATATACTCGTAAAGGTAGATGGTATCTCTACAGCAAGTACAGTAAGAAAGGTTTTACCCAAGGTTCAGCCAGTTGGTTAAGATGGACCGAAAAAGGTAAAAACTTCATTGAAGAGCTTTTATCAAAATACTAATAAAAACAAAAGGCTGTGATTTAATTTCACAACCTTTTTTATTTTGATTTTTTACCGTGAGGGTATGTGCTACCTACTAACTGTTTGTTAAGTCCCATTCCCTCTAGTTCAGCTATCAACTGTTCTTTGGATTTAAGCTCTGTGCTCTTTCCACCTGAGCTTAATTGTTCTTTTTGAGTTATCAACGAATGACCATGTTCTCCTGCGGTTTGTGCTCTGAACTTTGTAAGGTTCGCCTTGATAAATCCTCGCTGACCTGCTGAAAGTTGAGAGTCAATGATATAGTCATTAATCATTTCCATCATTGCTCTAATATCATCATTTGTACTATTTAGCATATCATCATAGAATTTTGCAGTCCATCCCATGAAGAAACAGAAATTTTCTTTGGATGCTACAAACACGACTTCTAGATTGATTTTAGAAATGATGTTTTGATACTTCATAAACGCTTGATATAAAACGTTATAATCTTCAAAAGAGCGTTGCTCTAATCCTTCAATGTCGTTGTTGACACTCAAATAATTGCAGATGATGGGATATGTATTGATCATATGCAATTTTAGTTGGTTGATTTTAAAGAAGTCCTCTAGCTGAATTTCAATAAGACTTGTTTTTGCTTCAATCCACTCTAATGTGTTCATGACCCTATGTCCTACCTTTCATCTGTTTAGAAGTCAACAGCTTTGAAAATATCGTCAAGTGTTGTTTGTAGCTTGATGCTTACATCTTCACATTTTTTGATATATTCGCTTAATTCAATGCTTGAGCTTTCTTCATTCCCTGCAAGTTTCTTATGAATGTATTTAGCAATTCCTTTTACAGCATCTTTAGCCGAAGGATAATAGCCGATTGTTCGATAAACTGGTTTATCGTCTTTATCTTTCTTCAAAGTATCTTCGAGAGCTGTATAACAGTTGCTATCAGCATCAAAGTAGTAGTTATCCATAACGTGTACCATTTGTTTTTAACCTCCCCTAACTATTTAATTTTTACATAACGATCATCTTCTTCGACAACCTTCTTTTTTAAGATTTTAATAACTTCTTTTTCATTCTCTTGTTTAACAAGATAGTAAGTTAAGTCTTGATTGAAGATGCTTCTTAATTTGCAATAGTTTACATCTTTAGAAAGAGCTTCTTCTGTTCCTTTTTTACAAACTCTAACAGCAACTTTCCCAGTTTGTAAATTCACTTGTCTTTGTAAAATACTATATGTTTGTTCCATATTAAACTCCTAAGCTTCTCTTATTGAAAGAAGTTCGACTTGTTCTCTTCCAATAATTACTGTTCTATTTTTTTCACGATATGTATAAGTATCATTTTCAGCTTTAAAAACATAAGAATTAAGTTCTTTTGAATAATTCCAACTCGATACTCTTTTTATTGTTTGGCTACTTCCATCTTTATACCTAACATAAACTTCCATGACTTTACTTCCCTCTACTTTCTTTAACGATTATCCAAACAAGAAGCGAAATAACGATTACTGTTTCAGCTACAAATGTAGTGATGATTCCTGCTACAAATGGATTAATGTACATCTTCGTTCACCTTCTTTTTCCAGTATTCTTTATCTTTTTTAGATTCTTTATCTGTTAAAACATCAATGCAAAGATATAAACCTTCTAGTTTGTTGCAAGCATTATCTAAACCTTTTTTTACATCTTCGTAAGCTTTTTCTAATTGCTCACAATATCCTTCTAGATCTTCTACATACAAACGGATTGCATCGCCACCCATTTGAGTGCTTAAATCTGTATATTCTTCTCTACTAGGCTTCTCCATCTTCAACCACCTCGCAATTGTTTAAAACATCTTCTATGACATAATATTTTTTATCTTCCCACTTGACGAATTGGAATAATTGCTCTGTAAATTTACCTAAATAACCACATTCACCTCCTGCCCGCCATGTGCAGTTATCACTCATAATATAAGGTTCTTTTTCATATAAATTTATCAGTCCGCCTTTGTCTCTACAAATATATTTTGCGCCTTGTTTTTGCAAAAACTTGAGCATTTCATAATCTAAACGAGTTATTTTTACTATTTCTAAAGGTTCCAATCTACTCGCATAGTAGTTCCAATTATAATAGGCGCCATTAGTCATACAATTCATTATTTCTCCTTTTGTCATAATATTTTCATTTATTCTACATAAATCTTTAGCATAAACTTTTACTATTCCATCAACACGTTTCCCCTCAATAATCATACCTTTCTTATCAAAACTATATGATGTTTCTTTTAACTTAAATTTTTTCATCTTCAACCCTCCAATCTAGTGCTTGACCACAACAAGGACAATATTTTACATAATCATTTGCGGAAAGAATTTCTCTCCCACATTCACATCTTCCAAAATTAAAAGTAAAGCTTCCTCTTTTGTATGACATATTTTTTTAGGTGTTGCTCTTTCAACCAATTCTTTAAAATCTTCCATAGAATTAACCATTTCATCCTGTGATGGCTTGGTCTATTACTTTATCATCATCAAAAAAGATAATTCCTTGACTTTGGCAAGTGTCAACCATAGTTTTTCTAATTAAATTATCCTCGTGATCATAGTAAAGATAATAATTACGTTCACTGTTTTTAAATCTTCTTCCACCGTATTTCAATAAGATAGCTTCAACCTTGCGTCTTTCAACCTCAAATTTAGCTTCTTCATAAGTTAGGAAACAATTGCCGATACTTCTTCTACCACTGTCAAGTGTACAATCATCCCATTTGTTTCCCCAAACGTTCCCATTAGGTGAAATATAATAATATCTATCACCATATTTTAAATCCCATACTGTTTTAGGTTTAGGTGGTGTGAGAAATTTTTTTAGTTTCTCCTCGTCCACTTCATAACCTTTGTATTTTTCAGCGATTTCTTCTACTTTAATCATAATTTGCACCTCCTATTTTTTTCTTACATGTAGTATTTCTATTCTTAAATTTTTTGGAATTTTAACTGAATGTGGTGGATAATCATAAGAGTCTCCCCTATCTAATTCTTCATATCCTTTAGAAATCCCATCTTTGATGAACGTTTTAAACAAACACTCTGCAACATAGTTGTGTTTTGCAAAATATCTAAATTGTTCAAATTCATCTATTGAAACACTTATAAAATCTTTGACTATATCAAAATTGCCTTCTACAATCCCTCTGTTTTTTCTATATGCACAAGAGTCGTCATAAACATTAAAATAAGTTCTCTTATAGCTATCTAAATCAGCTCGTACATTTCTTAACAATTTGTATAAGTACAAGCAAACGACAATTAAAACTAAAATTATTATTGTTAAAATATAGTACATTTTATTTTCCTCATTTAAACCCAATTTTTGTATGATCCATATTCCCAAGGACAGCCTTAACGCTGTTTGGTAATGCCTGCATTTCTTCTTCATGTCTAGCTCTTGCACGATAACTTCTTTGAAAATTACTTGCTACAACCGAGTTAAGCTCGTCAATGTTCATCATGCACCATTCTTTTAAAACAGAAGGACTTCCTACAATTTTTTGAACAGTAGGAGGAAGCTTTTTAAACTCCTCCTCCGCATGATAACCACTATTTTCAAGTGCCTTATAAACCAAGTTCCATGCTTCTTGTTCTGTTAAGGAGTTGTTAACTGTTGAAATCTTATGGATCATGGCTTTTACTTGACCGATATTAGGAGCAAATTCTCTTGTATCAGAATAAATAATTGACTTGACAGCAGTAGCAACTAGCCCTACTGGTTCATCTTTGAAAGCTTCTGCCCAAAGGTTTAAGAAGTCCTGCGATTGTTTAATATCCCAGTTCCTAAAACTTTGAGGATAGTTTGTTTTCAAAATCTTTAATATTTGTCTTGTTTCTTCTAATTTCATTTGAACACTCCTTTTAGAAAGCAAAATCATTAGGATACATAGATTGTTGAGGTTTTTTGTTAGATGATGTATCTTGCTCTTTCAAAGCATAGAATGTCAACCAGTTGTGCATAACGCTTTGCTCGATAATCGCAATCATAGTTGTTTTATCGTTTGAAAGCTCAAATAGGTGTTTGATGTTTAAATCCAATGCATGAGCAGTAAGAGGTTTCTTAACGGTCTTACGCATTTCAATAAACTCACCCAAAGCATTCACGATATCTTCATCCTCAATCTTGCTTAAAATATCCTCAAATTCTTTCTTTTTACTTTCTTTCTTATATTTATTAGTATTTAATTTATCTTTAATTGATTTATTAGTATTTAATTGTGCGCTGTTTTGAAGATGTACGTTTTGTACATCTTGCTTATGTGCATCTTCATTACAGCACTCTTGACTATAAGGCATTTCAAAAATACGATATTCCCAGTCTGTTATGTGTTTTCCATCATGGATAGGTTTCCTAATTAAATATCTGTTATCTTCTAATTCTTTTAGAGCACCCCTTACTGATCTTTCGCCATCTTTGACTATTGAAGTTAATCCCTTTGTTGAAAAGTTCCAATCTTCAGGAAGGGAAAACATCAAACATAACAATCCTTTAGCCTTTAAAGATAAATCTGTATTCTTCAAAAGGTGGTTGTTGATAACTGTATATCCTTTTGCCGAACCTTCTTTTTTAATTGCCATTTTCTTTCACTTCCTATTCTTTCATCATTTCTTTAATGGTTTTTTTCATTTTACTTGCTATAGCTTGTTTAGAAACCTTCATAGAACTCATTTTTGAGACCGTAGAGAGCGAATTGCCATATTTGTAAACACTTAATACTAAACTCAATTTCTCACTCGTGAGAGCCTTTAAATTAGCTTCTATGTTATAGTACGCATCTAGCGACTCGTAAGCTTTCTTACAAGCTTCTGCTTTTTGTTCAAATTCTATTTTCTTTTTAACGTTGTGAGATATAGAAGTTCCTGCATATGAAACAGAACATCCATTAGAAGCTGTTACTCTATCGTAGCGCATACCCATGACACTCGACTCATTGTGAGCCTTTACGTAGTAATCATCTGCTTTTTCGTTAAAATAGTTTGTTTTCTCTTTAAGATAGAAATACATTCTTAAAGCCCCTTCAAACATTTCTACGTCTTTGTTGTTCATTTCTTAACACGCTCCATTCTTAACGTTCCCTCTAATTTTTTAACTTTACTTTGATAGTTCTGCGCCATTTCTCTATATCGCAACATATTTTTTTCAGCTATTTCAAGCTGTTTTTTTGATTGATTTGTTTCTTCTTTTAACTCACACACTCTTTTGTTAAGTTTTTCAACAGGATATGCAAGTACATTATTTTCTTTTTCTAGAAGATCATATTTTTCTTGAAGAGATTTATAATTGTTTTGAAGTGGATAATAATTTTGATTTGCCCAAATTTCTATTTTTTGTTTAACTAAATCTTTGAATTCACTCATAACGGTATATTCTTCAACCCCTGCTCAAAAATTGAATGACGTTGAAAACCAAATTCTTGATATTTGTTTCCTTCGACTGTGTAATAGACATCAGCATCAACCTCACTAGAAAAGTAATCATCTTTAATTCTTGAAATTGTGACAATCTTTCCGTAATGTTTTGCTAACGGTTCATCAACAAGATATCTTTGACCGACCTTATACTCTCTATCGACATATTTTATAGGCATATTTAAAATTCTCCTTTTTCGATATACATATCGTGATAAGTACATGCAACAGCCATTGCTTGCCAAATGTCTTTTTTAAAGCCATAGAAGAAGCCTTTGTCTTTCTTTGTTCCTTTACCCTTGTTAGGAGTATCAGGAGCAAACCTATCTACTAAAGCTTGTACAATGTTTGAGTCTTTAGCTTTCATTGTATGACATAGGCACATCTTCTCGTCTTTTCGATAAATGAAGGTAGGATTTACATTGCTGTATCTCCAAATAGCTTCATAAAACCTACCTATCCAAACGCAGGTGTCGAACACCGTTTTACCTACTGACATCCCATAACTAGCAACCATTTCGATTGCTACATCACACTTGATGTTTTCAAAAAGGAACAGCTCTGTTATCTTGTTCATAAGTAATTCGTTTGTACATTTATCAAAGTCTATTGGTTTTAAATTATCATCCAAAAGAACATAGGCGGAAAACTCATTACCTGGATCTATTGCAAATATCACTTTTAAAATGGTTCTTCCTCTTCTTGGGCAAATGGGTTCTCATTATCAAGGTCAGTTTCTAATTCTTCTTGAAAACTTGTTTCAACTTTGTAATCAGTAATAGGGCAATTTTCATTTTCTACTTCTTCATCTTCTGCAGGAACTTCTTGTTCTTGTTTTGGTTCTTCTTCCACTTCATCAGAAACCGCATCAAGAATTGTTTTGAAAATGCCTTCTTGAACTTGAAGTTCAACTTCATGGCCACACGTATTGAAAGCCAATGACACATGAATGTTTAAATCATCATCAACGACGTTACTGTCTGCAATTAAATAATCTTCATTTTGAAATACTTCTACATCTTCAAATCTTCTAAAGTATTTCATATCATCATCACATAGCATTTTATGTGTAAGACTAGTCATTTTAGCAAGTTGACAAGTGTCGTCTTTGTCAATGCAATATCTGAATTTTGCATTGTTCAAAATATCATTGATTTTAGCCATATAATTAATCATTTGTTCAATGACCAACGCATCATTTTCTCTTAATTCAAAATCTCCGTTAGGTAATTGCGAAAGAGTGTATGATGCATACTCGTTGAAGTTATACTCCATAGCGATACGTTTCTCACTCTTTTGATAGAATTTCCCACTTCTATAAGGTGTATAGAAGTATAAAAATCCGTAATTTCCGATAATATATTTTTGTTTTGCCGACTTTTGAATGTCGAAAACAGTTTTTAAAAACTTATACAAATGTTTTTCTTCTTTAACAATCTTCATAACTTTTCTCCTTTTTTAGAATGGAATATCTCCCATTTGCACTAAAGTTGGTTCTTCTTCCTCAACTTCTTGCGGTTTTTTTAAATTTCCATGATCTACGAAATAAATCTTTTCTATGTTCAAGAAAGAAGGAAATCTTCTTATCCCTTGGCTATCGTCGTAGGGAGTTCCATTTTGGAAAGCTCCCTTAACGATAATCATTTGTCCCTTTTGACAATACCTATCAACTACTTCGGCATTTTTTCCAAAAGCTGAACAATTGATATAATCAGCTTTTAGATTTCCGTTTCTGTCTTTATAGTCTCTTTGAACAGCTAACCTAAATTTAGAAACTTTTGCCTTTTCGTTCATTTTGTATGTCGGGTCACTTGCTATTCTCCCTTGAAAGATACAAGCGTTAAGCATTAGAATGGTTCCTCTTCTTGAATTTGTTCTTGTGGAACTTCAATAGCATCTTCTTGTGGAGTGAAAGCATCTGCAACACTTGGGTTATCAACATAGTTCTTTGACCCGTCATCATTAATAACTGCCATGTCGCTTTCAAATGCCATTTGCATTTCAGTAGACATATAACCCCATTTAGAAATCAGTTGACGAAGCATTGTCTTTTTAGCCATGGCATCAAAATCTTTTTGCCAGTAACTGCTTGGTGAGTTAAAAGCTTTCGAGAATTTTTTTGCATGGTTTAACATTCTTTCTTTAGACCAGTACATTTTTTTAGTAAGTCCATAATTTAACTCAAACATTGCATAATATCCTACCGTTTCAGCGTTTTCTCTTTGCAATGGGTCAGTAATAGCTTCAAATTCAATTTCTTCATTGAAAGGATCATATTTAACTAGTTCACCTGATTTAACCTCTGCAACATTTAATTTTTTATACATTCCAGTATTGTGTGCTAATTGAATGTACCCGTGATACCCAATTTGAAATTGAGCTTTATTTCCGTAAGGGACTAAGTAATATTGTCCAAATTGTGGTGAAGGAATTAAACCGATACTTTCGCCTTGTAATGCACCACTTAAAATTGAGTTGAAATCACATTTAGCAAGTGCAGGGTTTGTACTAACCGCACTTACGATTGAAGAAATAAATCTTTCTCCTTTTTCTCCACCTACAAGTTTATTTACTTTTGCTGTAACTACTGGACTTGTCATAAAACTACTGAATGTTGTAGGAACATTCTTTTTTTGTGTTCCTCTTGTAAGTTGACTTCCTACTGCCATTATTTCTTACCTCCAATTTTTGATAATCTTTTCTTGATTTGTTTAGCTTGATAACCTTCTAAAGTTTCATTTGCTTTAACATAAGGAATTTGTGCATCTATCCAAACATCATGTTCGGGATCATATCTTTTACCTTGATGTTGTTGTTTAATTTCTTTGATTGCCTTAATGGCATTTCTTCTTTTGACACCTCTCATGAATTTACCCATTGTTGACTTTACCTCCACTTAATTTTTCATATTCCAAACCGCCATACACCGCTAATTGTTTAAGAAAACTCGATACTGTTTTGATAGTTCCAAAATCTCCCGCAATTCTAAATGTGTATTCGTATTTATCTCCTTCGTGACCTTTAGGAGTTGCTTCTACTGTTTGAACGAGTTGAGGAAATTTAGGCTCATATATTTCTTGAACCGCTTCTTTATCTTGTTCAGATACTTCTGTATTAGAAATAACGCTTTGTGGAGCGACATTTTGAGATTGTTCGACAAATTGTTGCTCTTTTGCTTTTTGTTCCTCTAAAGCTTTATTTTTAGCTCTTTCGATATTAAGCTGAATATTTTGAATATCTCTAGTTACTGCGTTCATAACATCTGCAATATCGCTTCCATTATCTAAAAATCTAATGTATGTTGCAGAGTCTAAGGGTTCAATTCCTGCTGACTTACATTGAACTTCAATAAAGCTCTTGATTGACTCATGAGATTTAACTAAACGTTCATATGCTTCTTTTAAACGATTGATTTCAGCTTCGACCTCTTGTTTAAATTTAGTAACTTGATAGGTTTTGTTTTCCCACCATTTCTTGTTAAACATGAAGTGATTAGCATATTCTTTAGGCAATCCTTCTTGAATAGCTTTTTCTAACTGTTTATTTACATATTCAGCTTTTTCTTTTCTACGAGCTTCTAAATCTTCAAATTCAAAAGTAGCGATTGAACTTTTCATTGTAGAAACTACTTGATCAATGACTTCTTCTACTTCTTTACATTCTTTTTCGTACTCGTTGAAGTTAGAAAGAATTTTTAATTTTAAATTCTTACAATCATTTTTCATCAAAGTTTTATTCTTGTTTAAATTAGAAATTTCTTTTTTAGCAAAATTGATATTATCTCTAGTAATGACTAGGTTTGCTCTTTCTTTGATTTTGGGAATAACGTTTTCTTTGAACTCTTTAATGTTAGATGTGATTTCAGCAACCTCTGCATCAGCTTTTAATTGCACATCAGTAGCAACTTCATGTACAACTTCCTCTTTTTCTTCTACAACCGCATCTATAGGTTGAGAGTTATAAGCAGATGTAAATGATTGTTCTTTTTGTTGTGGAGCAGGTTCTTCTACATTAGGAACAATCGCATCTTCAATTTCTTTTTTAACAAATTCATATTTAATACATCTGTTTTGCATTTCTTCGCTCACTTCTACCAATGGTTTCCCGTGAGCGACGTTTCCTTTTAAGAAAATGATTTCTGAAATACCAATAAATTTCATTTTATTAGCAGGTTCTCCGTTTTCTAAAAAGATATTATTCATACTTAAATAAGTTACAACATGATTAAATTCTTCTGCGTTGTAAACTGTGATTGCTATTTTACCGTCAATAAATAACTTTAACTTATCCATGTTTTTTCTCCTTAAAAACTATATTTTCTTTCTACAACAGCAGGTTCTATATCTTGAATTACCATATTCCAAAATACATCTGCATGTTGTTGGATATATTCCATATCCTCTCTTACATCCTCTTTGTTAATAACAGCCCTTCTAGTTTCTCCGTGAGGTTGTTTGCCCCAAGGGATTTCTAAATGAGCATATAGAACAACTCTATCAGCACCAGTAACAAGTAAATACCAAAGACATTGGCAATAGTAATTGAATGGGATTTTCTCGTTTCCGTCATCATCTACACCCCAATCTTGCAACATTGCATAGTTTTGAATTGTACTTGTTTTGATTTCTAGAATTGTTAGCTTTCTGTCTTTGTCAATGTATGCTCCATCAAGATTTGCTCTCATATAAGGCTTATCTTTTCGATAGATAGAAATAGACTTAACATCCACCACTTTTACTATTTCTTTTCGGTATAGAGCATAGTATTGATCTACAAGAATAGGTTCCATTAAGTTTCCAGTTTCGATTGCTTCACTGTCTAGTTGTGCAGGTTTGACTCTCTTTGTTTTTTCAAGCCATAGTTGGTGCTTGCTCTTATATTTGTTCTCACCCAACATACTAGCAATGTCGCTTCCTCCTAAACCATTACCCCTTAATTTGTGCCATTCTTCTTCATTGCTGAAATGAACAACATTACATTTAGGGAACAGAGCTTCATAACTTGTATTTATGAATTTCATCTATTTTCCTTCAAGCTCTTTTAACTTTTTTTCAAGTTCAGTTTTTTCACTTTCAAGCTCACGTTCATAATCTAAATCCACACTATCTAAATGGTCTTTACAACTTAAGCAGAACAATTCACTGTTGATGTTGGAAATTTTTTCCTTAATCTTCCCTATCTCCATTTTCTTCTTCCTCCATTTCAAGATATTTTTCTTTTAACAACTCGCATAATTCATTACAACATTTGTCAAATGCTCCACTAGCAGGTTCAAAGATTTTTCTAATATCTTTTTTTTGAAATGCCAAAATTTTTTGCAAGAAAATCAGCTCCGTTATTATAAGTTCCACCTCGAATAGCCATGCCGAAATCATCGTCTTCATCAAATCCAACAGAAGCAGACAATCTAATAACTGGTAAATATGGTGTTCTGTTTCTAGGCTTTTTTACTTGTCCTTTTTCAATAACAACTGTGTTTACATCTTTAGCTCCTGCATCTTTTAATGCTTCAACGATTTGTTTTAATACTTCATCCATAATTCTAATTCTCCATTCTTATATAAATTTCTTTGTATTTAACACCAAAGCTATTGCTTGGATGTTCCACCCATACATCTATGACATTGTTCTTGACAGCTCCTCCACAATCTTCTGCGACATATATTTGACCGTCAATTTTAACCTTGCTTCCGTATGGTATAACTGTTGGGTCAACAGCAATTGTATGGTTTATTTGAGCTTTAACTCCCGTAGATGTCATATCTCCGTATTCATCCTCATTCATCCAATACGCTGTAATTCTAAAGACACCCAATGATCTTCATTTTTGTAGTTCTTCTACTTGACTTTGTAGACTTTGAACTTCATTTTGTGTTTCTTGCATTTGACCTAGTAAGTCATTGTAAGTGTCTTTTAAAAGTGTGTTCCTTGCTTTTAAGTCAAACACTTCTTCTTGACTGGCTACGATTTCATTTTGCAAACATTGGCCATGTAAATACATTCCGATATTTGCTGAAAGTGAAATTCCTAATGCAACTGCAAGAACTTTTGCTTTATTTAATTTCTTTTTCATGAAACCCCTCCTTGTAATAATTTCTTTTGAGCATCAACTATCTTTTTACAATCCTTTGCTTTTTCATAATTGCTAACATCTAACCCCGCATAATCTTTTTGAAAATCAAGGATTTCTTGTTGAGAAAATTTCCAACCATTGCCTAAATAAATAGGTTTCAAAATGCCTAACTCTATGAAGTTTTGGAGTTGTTTTTGAGAAATTCCCAAGTCCTCTTGAACTTCCGCCCATTTGAACATCCTTGTAGGTCTAATTTCCATTATGCTTTCCCCTATAGCCTTCTAATTTAATGATTGCTTCATATCTAATCTTTTCTTGTGCTTTTGACAAAACTATAGACGCTTCATCAAAAGTCACTTCTTCATCAGCAATCAATTCAACTATTTTGTTAGCAATTTCGTTTAGGTCATACTTTTTTGACATTGGTTTTCTCCTCCCTTATCAATTCATCACACGTTACATTGAAGTAATCAGCAAACTTAATTAGATTTTCAAATGAAGGTCTTCTATTACCACTTTCATAATTTGCAACACTACTTCTAGTAACACCTATTGCATTTGCGAGGTCTTGTTGAGATAAGCCACGTTTGATGCGTAACTTTTGCAAATTTTTATTAAAAGCCATAAATTCATCCTCCTAAACATCTAAAGACAACTGTTCAATGATTTTTTTATCAGCATATGATAATTGCCAATTTTCAATAAATTCCAATGCCTTATCAAAGTCTTTTACCCTTAATTGACTTCTAGTTTTAATTTGAATATATCTATCTAGATCACGATTGATTGAACGATATAATTGAGAATTTTGTCTTGGGTGTAACTCCCAACCTAATTCTTTTTTGACACGTGCAACCTTTCGTTGAACAGCCTTTGAAAGATAGTTATATTGCCCAGGTGTTAGATAAGAATTTTCTTCTAACTTAGTAATTCTTTGCTCTTGCTTTTCAACTTTTTCATTTGTTTGAGTTTGTGCTTCAAACATTAATTTCAAAGCACTCATTGGATCTTTAGGAATTTCATATTTTCCAGTTTTTCTTAATGTAGGTAATACCTCACTTGTTACCCAATGTTTGAATTTTTTAGCAGTTGGTAATTTGCTACCAAAGATTAATGAGTAGACTCCACTTTCATTGATAAATGTTGGATATTGTTTTCTCCCTAAATTATCAGAAATATATGGGGTAACATTTTGGACCCCCACCTTTTTGTCTTCTTCTTCGACATGGTCCCTAATAGCTTTGGATGGATTCTCATATCCCAAAGCTTTTGCGACATCCTTTCCAACGAACCAAGGCTCGTTGTTAATAACTAAACTTCTTACTTCTCCAAATTCTTCATTTTGGAATACTTTTAATTCGTTCATATGTTCCCTCCTTTCTATCCTTGTTCCGTTTCCGTAACTTTTTTATCAAAAAAATATTCGGACATATCTTCTTCTCCAAAGAACTCACAACTTTTAATAATTTCTGCCCTAAAAAAATCACTTGTCCCATTGAGCTTTCTTGTTAAAGTTGATTTTGAGATTCCTAAATACTCTGCCCATTGAGATTTAGTTTTCTTTTTTTTGATTAAAAGAATTGCAATCTTCTCGTTGTTAATCATGTGTTTCACCTGCCTTTCGTTTCGTCTACGTTACCTATAATATCGTTTACGTAACTTGTTGTCAACTCGTTTTCGCAACTTTTTTAACTTTTTTGCGTTTTAAGTTGCGTAAATGGTACTGTTATTATATAATTTAAGCGAAGGAGGTGGGAAAATGGAATTCAAGGATTTAATAAAAAAACGTAGACTAGATTTAGGATTAACCATGGAAGAACTTGGTAAGAAAATTGGAGTAAGCAAAGCTACTATCCAACGCTATGAATCAGGTGAAATCAAAAATGTAAGGCGGGATAAAATTGCTAAACTTGCCGATGCTTTAGAAACTACACCCGCATATCTAATGGGTTGGGAAGATGAAAAGAAAGAAGAAAAACATTTCTTGTTGATAGATGATGGCGAAGAAGTTTTGACAAAAGAAGAACAAGCTATTAAATGTCTTTTAAATGTTTGTGGATTTGACTTGATGAAAAGTAATGGAGAATACCACTTTTTTGGAAAGTGTTCGCAAATATCAGCCATCAACAAAGAAGATGTTGACAATTTGGTAAACAAAGCGGTTGAAGTTCTAGATTTAGTTGCTACTAAATTAGATTATGAATGCCACGAAAAAATTATAAAATCACTTAATGAATTAGAAAAACATTAATAGAGGAGAATTAAGGGAATATGAAAAAACTAATGAAATTAGCACTATGTTTTTTAATGATCTTTAGTATATGTGCGTGTTCTTCAAATAAAGAAGAGTCTAAAAAACACAAAAAGAAAATATCTGCTACAGCAGTAGATAATGTGTTAAAGCCTTATAAATTAGAAAGATTAGATTATGATGAAAAATATAATATGGCAACTATGACAATTGATAAAGGTAAATATCATTTTACAATTAACCACAAAATTGATAGTAGCCCATCAGATTTACTTAACTATGTTTCATTTTATCAAAACGGTAATTCAGATGATGCATTAAGTGTTTATGGTGTTTATCAAAAAAATTATAAGGATTATAAGAAATACAACAAAGACAATAAAAAAATGCTAAAAAAATTTGAAAATTTTCTGAACAAATATGATTTAACATATGATGAATTATACAGATGGTTTCAAAATTTAGCACTTGATGATAACGATATTTCATTGCATTAAAAAACGTCACTTCCAAATTAATGTGTCAATAGAGAAACGGAAGTGACATGAGGATGTAAGAAAGGATAACCAATTTGACGGTAAGGTTATTCTTCTTACTCTCCTATTATACACTAAAAATAATTGGAGGTAAATAAAATATGTCAATAAGAAAAAGAGAGTCTAAAAAAGCCAAAAATGGCTATGTTTATGAAGTTTTGATTAAATATAAAGAACACATAACAGGAAAAACAAAATGGATAACTAAAAGCGGTTTTGCTAGGAAAGTAGATGCCGAAAGATTTGAAGAAGAAACAAAAGCAAGGTTAAAAGAGAATATACATTTGAAAACCGAAAAGCGCACGTTTGATGATGTGTTTCAAATATATATTGTTAATGATCCTTTTACAAAAGAAACTACTAAATTTGTTAGAAAATCCGTCTATAACAAACATTTGAAAGATACTATAGGGAAATGTGATATTGCAAAGATTGATTACGAATATATTCAAAATACATTGAACGAATTAGCTAAAGTCAACACAAAACAAACAATTGAAGGTATTTATAAAATCATCAACGGAGTTTTTACTTTCGCATATAACAATAACTATATTTCAAGAAAACCATATGTAAAATTAAAACTTAATGGGATTAAGACACAAAGTAAGAAAAAAACTATTACACTAGAAGAATTTAATAAGTTTATTGAAAGATATAAACATCCCGTAAAAAACAATGTACTTGAAAGTGATAATTATATAGTTGCGCTCTATATCGGCTTATATACGGGCATAAGAATAAGTGAATGTATAGCTTTAAAGAGAGAAGATATAGATTTAGTGAACAATGTAATGTCAATCAATAAACAAATTCAAACAATTGGAGGAGTAACAAAAATAACAACTTTGAAATCAGAATCAAGTTATCGTGAACTCCCTATTTCAAATGAGCTACATGATATTTTAGAAAATCATTTTAGGAAGTACCCTGAAAGTGAATATGTTATTTTTGGTAGAGATATGAATTATGTAAAATCTCAAAAAATTCGTAAGTCTCTTAATCGTACTTCTGAAAAATTAGGAATACCATTTCACTATCATATGTTAAGACATATGTTTATAACTCAACTTTATAACAAAGGTGTTGATATTAAGGTTGCTCAATCCCTTGCAGGACATTCGAGCTATCAAACAACAGCAGATATTTACACCGAACTGGATCAACAAAAAACAGCTAATTTCAACACATCAAGCTTATACAATTAAAGGGCATCAATAGGTGTCCTTTTTTGCCACCCAAATTGCCAACCTTTTAGTCGATTTTTAGAAACCCACCTATGATACACCTATGATACACCTACGTTGATTTTGGAAAATGTATTGGAAAATCAAGACTTTCTCTCATTACCCACCTATGATACACCTATGATACAGTCACGTTTTTTATGTGTTTTTTTGGTATGGGTAACAACCCAATGGTTGGAGCTACTGTTGCAGTTGCTGTTGCTATCGAAGAAGCTTGTAAATAATTCATTAAAAAGTCTTGATTTTTCAAGGCTTTTTTTATTTTCCCTTTTATCCCTTTCTATCAACAATAATTTAAAAAATAAGGGGGCTGTAACGAGTAGGTAGATTTTTAACTACTTTCGAAAGGTTACAGCCTCTTTATTATTACATATTATC